AAATTATCCGATCGAACGCGGTGAGTTTATTGGAGCATATTGTTGGTGGGATGATGTAGATCCAGAATTAAATTATAGACTACAAGGTGGATTTCAAAAGTATTATCCAAAAGATTGTAAATACATCTATGATAAATTTGTGTCGGATTCTGAATATTGGATGGAGTATTATATCAAAAACGGGACCACTTGCGGCCCCGTTAATGGTGAACAGTATTTTGTAGAAGACTCTGTAAAAGAAAGACTGAAGCTTAAATTCTTACCCGAAACTTGGATGACTAATTGGAATAAGTGGGCTCAGTATAACAATAACTTTATTTTAGACGCTAACTTGCGTTATCCTGGAGAGTACCTGTTTCTTGGAGAAGAGTTTAATCCAGACGTTCGCCTTCTTCATTTTCAAGGGTCGAATACACCTCATAAAGTAACGAGAGAAGTTCGAGGCTGGTAGTTGCCTTTCGCATACTCGCTTTCCATTTGCGATTCTTTGAATTTTTTACTTCTTCAAGTTCAAATACTTCAAGTTTCAGTTTGAAGAATTCTTCAGCATTATTTCCAATTTCTTTAATTGATGTAAGATTAATTGGCTTTTCTTCGGCCGGTGCTTGAGGTGCAACGCCGGAATCAAGATAGTCAACAATCTCATCAAATCTTTCGGCGAACTTGTTAAAGTAAGCTACGCGAATTGATTCTTCTTTATTAAATTCTACGTAGTTTCTCTCAAGATCTTCTGGAGAAAACTCTTGTAAAATTTCATGAACAATTTTATTTTCAGGATTAAATGCATGGTGCGCAATAGTTACAGCACCATCGTTTTCATAATTTTTAAATTCTGCTCTGATCAGCGTATTATCTGTATCTGTAAATCGAGCATTGACTAATCTTCCGTCTCTTGTTTTCATTTCATATTCCTTATGCAGGGATCATATTAAAATAATATGTTGTTACTGTTGAGGCACTGCCTGATGGACTACTTATAGACCGATAAAACGTACCGTAAACACCGCCAATTGTATCTACTCCGAGAGACTGTGAATTTGTTGTTCCAGTTTGACGAGTGTTTGTGAATGTTCCACGAGTCTCTCCAGATGTTGATGTAGCCACTGTGTAGTATAGACCACTTGACATTTTACGTTGCAGAGAAGGTAACAAGACGTTTTGTACCAGCCCGCTAGCAGCTGTAATCTCAGCCTGTTGTAACTGACCAGTTGTGCCAGCACCTTCAAGGTTAAGAGGAAACGTATCTGATCCGGGAATACTATCTAACGCAGTTTTTACCCAAAGCTTATATGTTGTTGTACCAGCTGAATAAGTAGTATCTGCGAAGAATGTACCTTTATCAGTCCATGTTCCAGCTCCTCCGTTTGAAGGAGTAGATGTTGATACTCTATAAGAACCAACCTCATCACCAGTTCTCATATTTGTAATCGCTTGATTAGTGATCACATCAGCAATTTGAGCTTCGGTAGTAAATGGAATGATATGATCACTTCCAGAATCATAATACACTGGGCCGTGTTCGTTAAACACCGCAGCCGAAACAGCAGTCGGTGAAGATCTGTTTTGACGGTAATCGTATGTTGCGTCTGTTTCTGTACCAGTCCCTGGATAGCCTGGGTAACCTTGAGTAGTACCAGAGTTAGTAAGTTTTCTAGTGCCGTTCGTTTGTTGTGTAGAACTAGTGTCTGACGCAGAACCGATATCCGTTTCGCCTGATCCAGCAAAAACGTATCCGATTCCATTAGCACTCAAAACTGCAGCGTATGCTGCTTGTGTGTAATACGTGACTCTTTCAAGTTCAGCATCAGTCATATCTTGCAGCGAATCACTGCCATCATATTTAAGTGGAAATACTGTCATTATTAAACTCCAGGTCCGTACATTGTTTTAAGCGTTGTTCCCGCTGAATTTTTAATTTCTAATTTAGTTGTTGAAGCAAAGTTAGTCGATTTGATTGCTCCACTTTGAATTTTGTGAAATGATACCGCAGAATCAGCTAAGGCCGAATTAGAAACTACCTGAGCTCTAAATGCTCGACTTGGAACAGAGCTATCATTAAAGTGTTCTTGTTGGACAGCAAAATCTTGAATCTTAGATGCGTTAATTGCATCATTCACAAGAGTAAATGATCCACGCGATCCACCGGATCCGCTATCAAACGTAATGCCACCAATACCTGAAGTACTAACAAAGTAATTCTTAATATCAGCAGAATCTGTTACCTCAAAGAACGTATTCGCAAGATTATTTATAGCAGTTACTAAGTCAACCGCCGGAGTAGTAAGTGATGCTCGATTACCAATATCTGAATCTATGGCGTTAATGGCATGAACAAGCGTCGCGGCTGAATCACTTAGCGTCGCTAGATCTCCAATATCGGCTCCCATTTCATTCGACTTAGTTACCCAAGTTGCAATAGGATCTGATAGATTAATTGTTGTTTGAGCCATCTTTATCCTCTAAAATCTGTTGCATCATTTGTTTCATCATAGCAACATCATTACGAAGTATTTCAAGTTCTTCCTGTTGTTCTTTCCAAACCTTTTTACGATGCCTAGCTTTTGCTATATCTTTCGTATTTGTATTTATAACGGCTCCAGTACGTATATCTCTTACCCAGCCGTTCATCCCTTGTACTTGTTGTTTCATCATGTTACTAGAGCAATCACTCTTAAGTCTGTAATAGCAGGAACTTTAGATGAATTTGTTGAAGTCATAACAATCTTTACTTGGAATTGAGTAAATGAATCAAGGTTACCAACATCACCACCAGCAAGATATTCGTACTCACGGAATACTGTAACTTGTTCATCAGCTGGATTGCTTGTGACTTCACTTAACTCAGTGTATGATAGATCATCAAGGTTATCATCTGGTGTACCAGTCTTAAAGTATACTCTAAATCCTGCAGCGGATGGACGATTAGCACCAAACTTAATGCTCAAACCAACAGCTGGTTCTTCAAGAGTAACTGGTGTTGTAATGTGTTTCGCAGCATGTGAACCAAGACTAGCATCAGTTTCATCAACAAATCGAATTGGAACATTGAATCCACTTGTAGCTGAATTATCCTGTTTGTCAATAATGTTTTCACGCATTATCAAATCAGATCTTTGTAGATCGATAATTGGTGAAACTTTTGTGTCTGATGTAGCAAAATCGACTTTCATATCGAATGAGGCGCCAGACAAGCTATGAACAACTGCATTTGAATCGTTTAAAACAATACAAGGTGCTGTTAAAAAGTTATTTTCATTCAATGTAATAGGTGTATATGCACCGTCTTTTGTATATGTTGGATTTGTGTTTCTATTTCCAGCGTATGAAGAACCACTTACTAATTTTGCCGTAGCAGAAAGAGTTGTATCGGCTCCGGGTAATAGCGTTTGAACACTTGGTCTGAATCTATCGTACATCATGTTACGAGTAACGATCATGCCATCACCACCGACAAAGAGAGATCCTTGAGCGTTTGAGTCAGCGGCAAAAGTAAATCCGGTATGATCTACCTTTGTGATTGTTCTTGATCCAGTAACGGAATTGGCAAAACTAAACGCGCCACTTACATCTGCGTCTGATACACCAGAGATAAAGACTTTATCGTTCTTTGCGAGACCGTGGCCAACCATAAACACTGTACATTCAGTTCCACCTGAATCAGCAAGAAGTTGATTATCATTTGTTAATTCACGTATGTCTGTAGCATTGGTGAACAACGCTGAACCAGAACTTGCAAACTCTGCGCGATATATCTGAAACATCATATCACGATCTTGATCTGGCGACCAAGTTGAAGAGTTTTGAGACATAAACAAAGAACCAAGAGTAGGTTGCTTATTAACTCTTGCTTCGGTTGAACCAATCAAGAATTCATATGTCTTTGCGACAAAAACAGTATAATCAACGCTATCTGCCAAAATAACAAAGGCATATTCTTTATTTGGCTCTAGATAAACTGGCTCATCAAATTCAAAGTCTGTACCATGTGAACGAATATTATTGAGATCAGACGCATCAGTTGGAATATTAATACTAGCTGGATCTAAAAATTTAGAAGCATCTGGTAAAGGTTGATTTGATGGAACACCAGCGACAACTGGCCGGATTTGCATTTGAACCGGAACACCAGTTGACTTTGTTGCAAAATATGCTCTAATCTTTGTTATAAAAATGCCATTCTTATTTTCAACAGCATCTACAAAGAATGATTGAGCAAGAGGATCTCTTCGAATAATCTGTGTTGTTGTAACAATTCTTGTAACACGAACAGTATCTTGATATGTTTGTAAAATACCAGTTGAAGTAAAAGGAACTCTAGCAGTACTAATAGCTTGGGACTCATCAGTACCTGCACCGGATACATCTACCAGTTTAAATTCGCGAGTACCAGTTCTAAACTTAAAATTATCTCTGCTAGGAATAACAAATGAACCAATGATGACACCTGAAGCGTCAGAAATTAGATTTGTAGATCCATCAGGGTGCGCAAGTGCTTTTTGGAAAACGTTTGAATTATCATCCTGACGTTCTGCAAATGATTTAAACGTTGTTTCTTCACGTGTGTAATCATCAATCGCTTTCTTACCAAAGTACGGAAAATACCGAGTGTTAGGGCGAAGGCCTTGTGCCTTAAAGAAAACTTTTCTGCCACGCATGAAAGGAATGAACGACACATCAACGATTTCCGTTCCAATTTTTTCTCTGCGAATATCAACGTTAGACATTATGACACTCCGTTATATTTGTCTTTTTCATTTATTAATCACCCCAATCCGACATACCAGTAGGACCGCCACCTCCAAATTGGCCAGCACCAGCTGTACCAGATGGATCGCGTCCAATATCACCGTTATCCCGGCCGCCGTTATCATCACCGCCGCCACCGCCATTGATGCGGATAATTCTAACTTTTCTAATAGTTCCACCATCTACAATTGCATCAGGTGCTTGACGGCGTTCGTACCACGTATCAGATCTTGGTGATAACGTGATATGACCTTCACCAGAGAATACCGCAAATGGGTTAACATTTTCTGTTTCAGTCGCTAATGGTTGATCAATAAACACATGGCTTGAATCTACAGACAAAGTCAAGATATCGCCTGACGGTCTGAAAACTCCACGTGTAGTGCTAGTAGAATTAGCAGAATCGTATAGAAGACGAATGACATTTGACATTGCTTGAGGATGTAGTACACCACTACGTTCATGAATAAATGCTCTATATTCGTCTCTTTCAACATCTGAAAAATTGAAATTATCAAATGGATCAGCAATGAATCCAGCTTTTGTTCTTTCATTACCGGCCGAATCAACAATCGTTAATGCTTCGGTGGCATTTTCAAGTAAACTTAACACAGTCAAATCTTGAAGATCATCAATTCTTTTCTCAAGATTACCGATATCTGCCATTGTAAATCGTTTAGCTTCAACATAACGACTTGATAAATCAGATTCATGGATTGTAAATGGATTCAAAGTAAACTGATAGATTTCTAAAGATCCATCTGGTACAGCTGGAAGTTTTGCACCAGTAAGAGCTGGTTCACCTTCAATATAACGAAGCTCGCCAGCTTGTGGATAACGATCTAGATTTTCATCTTTTGTTGCAACAACGAGTCGATCTTTACGAGTAAGATAATATGTTGGATTAATATCAAAAGCGTTTTGATTTGCTGGAAGCAACGGAGTAATTTGGCTACCGTTACCGGCTGAGTCAAATGTGTATCTCATTGTACCATCTGAATCTGCAAGAATACCAGCCACTGGGCGGAAATCAAGAACATTTCTTAAGCTAACAGTATTACCATCCTGTTGACGGTAATCTTGAATCCCATCGTATCCAACACTATCTCCAGATGGATAAGATGTTATATCGAAATGAGTACCTGATGTGCTGTGTGTAAAGTATCTGAATTGGACAACTGCGTTACCGTTTGGAAGATTACCAACACCACTATTCTTTATTAATCGGCCGATGCCATAAAAGTTATCTCGTTGACCATTATCGACAGTAAAGAAGTTTGTTAAATCAGCTCCACTTGTAGAACCTAAATTAATTCCTTCAACTTTATAGATATCTGCTTTTCTCAATGATAAGAATTGAGTACCATTTCCGTCTGAATCTAAGTCATTTTGCATGTTCAAAGTAAGAGTCTGTTGAGCAGCAAGAGACTTTGTCTTAGCCGAGAAGTTACTTGGACCTTTGTGAACTTGTAAAGCGTAAATGTCGTATGTTCTAGTATTGCCACCGCCACCAGTAATATTGAATTCAGTACCAGCTGGCGAACCAAGAGTAATATTAAATGTAAGACTTGCGACTTTTCCAGAAGTATCTGTTGCAACCCAAGAAGTAGAACTTGTGAATGTATCACCACCAGATATAACTTGGTTAGAAGCAAGAACACCACTAGCGTTTGTTGTTACTGTATATTTCTTTTGAAGCGTAATATCGTTTGAAGATGTATAGGCAATAGTTGATGGACGAGCATAACTAAGAGGGAATAACAAATTATTGTCAGCAGTACCTTGAATAACTGCTCGACCACTTACTTGTTTTACAGCGAGATATTCATTAGCACCAGTTCCAATTGAAGCAGTGTTCGCAAAGTTTTGGCCAGAATTCATTTGAATATCATAGAGATAAGCTCTATGGTCTGCTCCGTCTTCTTCATAACCACGAATTCTTGCGTATCCAATATGATTTGGAACAGCTCCAGCTGAATCATGTACGCCGTCAAAAAGATTTGATCTAGCGTGATTTTCTGGTAGATTGTAGTTTGAATCAAAAAGAACATAGTTACCATAACGAGGAATTACAGTATCACCATTCTCTGCTTGAGTTGTCTGAGCCTTTGGTACAGTAATGTCTTCGGCTGGAATATCAATTCGATAACCATCAACATATGCTAAACCATTACTTACATCCAAGCTAAGATTTGAATCATTGAGTGGTTCAAACTTTGCTACAAAATTCTTTACAATATAGTCGCCTGATTCTTCTTTAGTTCTTAGCGCCATGAAATCGCGAATAATGTTATAAGAACTATTAACCGTTACTTGTTTACCGATTTTGTCATTTATGATTTTACAAAGGAAAACAAAGTTGTCTGAAGCAGCTAATAAGTCACGAGTACTCAGAGTAAGGCTAATCCGATATCGATCTGCACCAGGTGCTGCGTTGTTTGGAGCCGCGCCTTGGTTATCAAAAAGATCGTTATCATCAGTTGCTGTAACAATATCTTGTACAAGCTTAAATCCAAGTTCTTTTGTGCCAGTCTTTGAATACTTATTCACAAATGCGGATTGTTGTTTGACGAAAACAAAGTGGCCTTGTACATAAAAAGAACCAGAAGTAATTGAAGCTTCTAAGCCTTGACCAGTTGCGTCTGCAGAAGCAATTGTAAGTGCATCGAGAGAACCACCATCATGAGTTAGTGTACCACCATTCGAACAACGAACAGCCGATGCGCCAGCTGTACCGCTTGACGTGCTAGTATATTCTACATAGATTGTATCCGGGTCAGAACCGGTAGCTTCAACAGCCTTAATGACTTTGACTTTAATGCCATCGCCATCAGTAAATGTTTCACCAACTACATCACTAGCAGCTGCTGGAAGAGCTCCTGAAGTGAGCTTGATAAATTCTAAATTGTTGAGTGTAAGGTTACCGCCATTTACTTTACCACCTTCTTTGAAGATGTTTGATCCCATCCGCTGAATCTCAGTTTGGATGATTGTCTGCATTTGCGTAAGCTCACGTGCTTGCAAAGCTCGACCAGCGTTAAAGAGTATCCGATGGTAATTATCAGAGTCTTTAAAATCGTCCTTATATGTAGTTCCGAACGTAGTAGTGGTAAATGTAGTTGCCATTCTTTACACCGTCAATATAACTTTAAGGTCTTCGGTTTGAGACGAAGATCGAACAATTCTTGCTCTATTCTCTATGTATAACAAATCTCCAGAGTAAATATCAACAGGACTAAAGAGGTTGCCACTATCAACTGTACCTGATCCACCTAAGTTACCAGTTAATGCTTCTGAATTTTGGAAGTGACCGTTTTGAGTCTTTTCGTTTTGATGGAATCGAATAGTGAAACCACTATTTGAGTCAACTTCATCAACAAATGCAGTTACTCCAGAAGTTCCGCCAGTAATAATTTCATCAACAGAAAATCCAGTTGTAGCAATATCAGTTGTAAGAGTTAATTGGCGATTCACTTTTGAAGATGTTCCAGAATATCTACCACCGGGAGAAGCAGAATCAGTGAGGTCTAAGTTTTTCAAAACAAGAATTTGTCTGTAATCGTTAGTGATATTAAATGTTCCAGTTTCGGTACCATCAGCTTTAACGTTTGACAAAACACTTGAAGATTTCAAATCTTTACGAGCATCAAATCCAAAGCCATCACGTGGACCAATGATTGGTCTTAATGAACCACCAGTTCCTCCACCGCCTGAGAGCGAGATTGAGCTATAATCATATCCTGAACCCATACCAGCAGATTCATTGTCCATAGTAACTTTTACAATACGACCACCAGAGATTGTAGCACTAGCTGCAGCTCCCGCACCGTTTCCGCGGAAAGCGATTGTTGGTGCAGAAGTATAACCTGAACCACCATCTACGATTTCTGCTCCAAGAATCTGTCCACCAGTTGAAAAGTTTTGAACGTTCAACTGTAGAAGTTGGAAAGCAGTGGCTGCACCAGAATCAACTAGAACTTTTTGTGTTGGAAAAAATCCAGCAGTCAAGAAGTTAGTAGCTTCACCAGCTGAGATAGAATAGAGATACTTCCAACGATAACCATCAGAAGTTTCAAATACAGACGAGACACTCGCACCAGCGGCGCTATAAGATGGCTTGACTGTTGATGGGTTTGCAGAACCGGTTGCACTCTGGCTTTGTTGAATACAGATATAAACTTCGTTATCTTCGGTCAGTACATAGTATGGTTGTGTTGGATAACCTACTTGTTTATCATTCCAAGCAGAATATGTTGTACCTGAAGACCAGTTATGTCTTGTCGCGACAAAAGAAGTTGCAGTAATTTTCTTAATTGATTCAAGATTACCGCGAGATATACGAGAATCGAATTGATGGCTAAGTGGAGTAGCAGTAGTGTCAGATGAATCATAAGTGTCTGTCTTACCGATGCCAATAAAGTACTCATTTGAGTCAGTTGTGCTTGTGACTTCAGTGAAGAAATTAAGCGCGATTTGATGTTTAAGCGCGTCTGTTACAATTGCTGCCATATTATACCACCGTTGTTACTGATTGATTGCCTACGAGGAACCAGTTGGAACCATCCCATATGCATTGTGCTCCTTCATTTTGAGCAATTGCGAAACTAGTATTAGTGCCAAAACTTGTAGGCGTAATTGTTGCAGTCCCGGCTCCTTTGTTTGTAAAGATTTTATATTCACCAGTTGTCGTTCCATCTGCCAATGCAACAGCAAGAGCTGAACCTTTATTACATATAATATATGAAGCTGCCGTTGATGCAGTACCGTTCGAAGTAATTGTAACCGATTCGTAAGCAACCTTACTTACTTCAACCGATCCAGTACCTTTAGCGTTAATGTTTAGATTAATGTTACCGTCTGTACCAGTTGCATTGATTTGAGGTTTACCAGAAGCTGCAGCATTAATAACTGTAATCTGGTTAACAGACGACGCCGATCGAGTAAAGTTAATAAACGGGTTACCTGATGAATCGTTGATACAATGTAAAATCTGAGGTCGATTAATGATAGGTGTACTTATTGTTTTGTTTGACAAAGTCTGAGTAGCACCATTCAACGTTACAATACCATCAGAGTCTGGCAAAGTAATTTTGACATCAGCAGTTACATTACTTGCAACCAGTCGAGTTTCATGAGCGTCTGCAGTAGCACCTTCAAATACTACCGCACTATCTTCAAATGTTACTTGTGAAGACAGGTTATTGCTATCTCCACCACCTAAAAAGCTATAGAGCTCAACGAAGTTAGTATTAATTTTTGTACCAGCAGCTTTCAGCGTATCACCAGTTCCGTCATTCGCAGTACTGCCAGTATTGATATTTTGTCTTGCCATTTATCTAAATCCTATAATGGTTATTTATATCGCAGAGTCAGATGAAATGCGAGTAAAGTAGTCATTATCCATAGTTTCTACAGTCATTGCAAAGTCTGGGCGGCCGGATGTAGCACTATCATCAAATGTAAACGAATTCGGATTGAGAATTGTTTTAATGTCGTCATAGTATTTACCCCAGACACTAGCTGTAAGATCTGAATCAACTGTGTAGTAAAGTAATTCTTGTTGAATAGTATCAACACGGAATTGAGTACCATCACTTGAATCATATAGAAGAGTTGTTTCACCGAATAAAGTTCTAGGTGCAAGTTCTACTTCTGACAAGTAAATCGCTGCGAGCTCTGGAACTTCAAGTGGATCATGTGTAGTAACTGTCGGAGTAAAAGAAGCACTTCCAACAGACACAACATCACCAGCAAAGTGGAAACCAGCCGGGTGTACAAACTTCTTATATAAATTTTCATAGTCAGATACAGAAAGACCTGATCGAACTAAAATTGAAAGAACTTGGAACCTACGATTATCTATCAATCTTTTCTGAGAATCAAATCCAAGTTGTGATTCACCTACAATAAAAAGATCTTTCTTTGGGTAAATGATTTCAGCTTCTTCGTTAAAGAATCCACGAAAGAAACCTTCAGCAGAGTTTCGTGTACCTTTTGCTTGATAAAATCGTGCAAGAAGACGAGCCATTAAGCGAGGTTGATCGAAGAAACTAGATGCTTTTAATCCGTTACCAATCTCACCAATCAATTGATCTAAGTATGTATCATCAGTTTCTGCAATATCTCTTGCTGCAAAAACATCACGTATTTTTTCAGAAAAGTTAATAGTTCCATTGTCACTATCAAGACTTTTATAATATTCTTCAAGAAGAGAAATGAGTTTAGAATTATCTTCTTGAAAGTACTCAGGTAAAACCTGATCTACTTTTGAAGTAAAAAGAGTAGGGTCTCTTCTATTTTTATCTATTGCGCTAATAGCCATTTTATACTGTCAATGAAGTTGTAGTGTTATCGTTATCAATCGTACCTGAAGCAGTCGTGAGGCTCAAATCAATATCAAGAATATAGTTTCTCAAAGGTTTAATTGTTTGTTGATTTGCCGGTGTGACTGATATTTTAATAGCATCACCAACATAAGCAGAAAGTTTAGAACCAAAGCCAGTGAAAGTAATAACTCCAGTATCTTTATTGTAGGATCCTACGTTATCCTCTACCACAACACCATTGATAGTATCAAAGACTTCAATAGTAGTTGATGATAGTCTATTTCTTAAAACGCTGGTTTTGCCATCGTATGTAACTGACGAAGAAGTAAGAACAAAGTTAACATCATCTGGAGCAGCAATAGGCATTGGAAAATCAACAGTATAATTACCAACTGTGTTCAATGTAGGAGCAAATCTTCTTTGAGCTTTCACGGTCATTGACGAGTTTAAAATTGCTGGAGAAAGAGCATCGATAGCAGTAATTAAACCAGATTGTCTAAATGATTTATTGAACATACCAAGATTTTCAGTGAAATAAGATGCAACAGCTGATTTAATATTATTTTGCGTTGTGTCAAGAGTAACATTAGTCAATTCTGGATCAAAGTCAAATTTAACTCTGAGTTCAATAAAAGTAAAAGCTGGATCAGCGAAGACTGTATCAATCGACATGACTGCCAAGTTTTCTGAGATAGTAGTAGCGATTGTATTCTTTGTTGCAGTCTGAATATCTTCTGGAATATTCTCAAAGAAATTGATTGAGACATAAGTGCGTCCATAGATTGCTGGAACATTGTCTTCACCACCCCAAGATATAACATCACTAATCAGTGAGTTAAATCGTTGGCCGATAATTGCTTTATAGTCATCAGCAGTTACAAGTCTTTGTTGAGAAGCAAAAACAAGTGGAGCGTTTCTTTTAATCGAAGTAATTGATTCTTTATCATCACCTGCCGCTGATGCGGTAAGAGTTGTAACATTCAGTGTATAATCACTTCCATTAATTCTAATATCGTCGTCTGCTGTAAATGTAGAAATACCATTTGCATCTGCAGCGTTACTTGCAAGATACGTAACTACAATTTTATTACCAGCACTTGGAGATTTACCAAGAACATTTCCTTCACCAAAGATCAATTCAAAAAAGCCATTCGGTGTTTCACGAACAATGAAAATGGTTGAGGTTGATTCAATTCTTACAGTATTTTCAACATTCGAGTATGACGTAAAAGATGATGATGTAGTTGTATCAAATACATCTACTTTCATAGTATTCTTATCAAGCTCAGTATCAGGAATGATATAAACTTGCTCTTCAGTAGAATCACCAACAATAAACGTTTTAGTTTTTAGTGTACCTTCTTTGATTGACAAAGATGCAGTACCAGAAGAATTAAGAAATGCAAAGTTTCCGGCCCCATCGTTGGCGGCAGTAAATGCTTCAAGAGTCTGGAAAGTATATGATGTGTCACCAATTGTGCCAGTGAAAGTAGTATTTGCTGGAAGAGTTGCTTGAGCAGTTACAGTGTCTGAAGTTGCAACTGAAGCAGATATTGTAGCAAGAGATGCAGTTTTTGAATGAGGATAATAACCAATTGTTTCAGCATGAGATACAACTGAAGAACGAAGTTGAGCAGAATTTAAAAATGTTTCATTGATAGCAATGTTTGCAACAAGGCCGTTCAAGTGTGTATTATAAGCCAATACATCAAGAATGTTAGACAAGCCAGCGCCTTCAAAGTCGTAGTCAGCAAATTCGCTCGATGCTTGTAGTTTCGTTTTTAACGCTTGTTTGATTGTATCAAAATCAAGACTTGATGATGTGATAATTGCCATTATCTTAACCTCGTGAGATCAATTGAAATTTCTTCGACTGCGCTAGTGTTCAATACTCTAAATGCTACACGAACTCTAATAGAATTATTGTCTGCATCAACAGTAGATTTAACTCCGAGCAACGCAGCTCTTGGTTCGTCTCTACTAATAGCTTCAGCCACAGCATCTTGTATTTCGTCTTCTTCTAAGCCTTCGCTTAATTCAAAAAGAAATCGATTTAGACCAGCGCCGTAAAAAGGACGAAATGGTTTTTCACCAGGATTCGTCATTAATATATTTTTTACTGCTTGTTTTACAGCTGCGGCATCTTCTTTTTTGAAGATATCGTTATTCGCTTTTTTGGAAAACGTCAAGTCAACATCTTTATAATTAACTGTACGAGACGTTACTATAGAGCGTGTTTGTAAATTACCATCTTCTACTGCAAATTGACGTGCCATTTATAATTCCTTTGAACCTATTTATACTAGTCTCCAATGAATACTGTCTGAGAACTGCTTGTAATTACACCAGCGTCATTTCCATTGATTTCAGTATCATTATCAACAGTTGTATCATTTAATCGTGCAGCACCATCTGTTTCTTTACTTCCATTATTCAAGTTAATAGTTTTGCCGTCAGTAGTAATATCTTTTGTTACATTTGTATCCATGCTACCAGTAATATTTTCTGTAAGATTTCCTTTGACATTAACATTCATGTTACCGTTGACTGTAATATCTAAATCACCGGTAATATAAACCTTGTCATTACCATGTACTGCTTTGAATCCGTTCTTGTGGTGAGTGACCACATCTCCATTCGGGTGCATTTCAACAAAGGAACCTGAACGATGATAAATGTGAATACGTGAATAGTCGGTAATATTACCATCACCATCGCTATCATGAGAATCATCAATTTCAATTACATTTCCACGAGGAGTTTCATGGACGTAGTTCATTGGATATATTGTGTTGTATGGAGAATCCGGTTCGTCAAACGGCTCTTCACCTCCACGAGAATTTGCATCTTTTGCAAT